CGTCATCTCTTCGAACGTGGCATCGACATCGATCGGGTGCTTCTCAATGGCGTCTGCAGCCTGGTCCATCAGATCCGCAGCTTCGTTTAGGGTTTCGTCAGATATATGAGGAAGCCACTCGCCGTCATCATTGAGCAAATAGTTGTTTTTCCCTCTCTCTCGGAAATCTTTGGCAACATCCCGGAGGTACTCAGCATCATTTCCGTATTGAGGCATCCGACCATCAAATATGTCAATCGCATCTAGCACCGCCGAGTTCATGTCTTCGCCAAGGTCCATTGGGTGCTCAACGGTCAGTTGATCATGAAGATCACGCATCTCTTTAGCTTTTTCGGGATCATGCCACTCTCTCATTGAGCGCATACCCGCAAGGGCTCGGCCCTTGCCCATGGCTTCGCCAAGCTGTTCACGCATACGCCCCTCCTCATCTTGGAGAGGAGCCATTTCTGCTCTTAGGCGACGAGCTTCTTTGTCGTTGCCATCCTCCTCAGCCTTTCTGAGCTTCTTGAGCAGGGGATCAAGCTTCCCTGTCCGCAATTTGTCGATCTGGCTGTTGAGGGACGAAATTTTGGCCTGATCTACTACGGGTTCTGGCTTTGCTTCAGGTTCTGGGCGTGGACGTGGAACTGCGCCGGGTTTGGCGTTTTGGCCCCAACCGGAACGCATGCCGCCTTGCCGACGGCTGCTCCGGTGATCATCTGGAGACTCTTTAGGCTTTTGCCTCGTAGGGCGCTGGCCGGGGAGGTTGGTGTTGATTCCAGGGATAGAAGGACGTTCGAATGGGGTGCCCTCTTGGACTAGCCCATCGTTATCGCCGTCCCATGCCTTTGGATCGAACCTTGCGGTGAGGGCCCTCCCGGCCCTACGGCCTTTTCCCAGGCCACCACCTCGCCCCAGTTTTCCCCCTAGGGCCTTAAGGGCCGTATCGGCAGCCTCACGAAACTCCGACCTGTAATCGGTAATGATCAGCCCACCCGAGCTTGGGGTGACAGTTGCTTCGTAATACTCAAAGATTGGACTCAGCGCGTCTTTAGTTTCGAGGATGCTTTCAACGGCACAAGGGATAAGTATGGGAGCCCCATCCTTGATTTCTTCGCTATTCGGATCCTTCCCGAGAATCGGACCCGAATTTGGCTTACGGTGCATGTGACCCAACGGGTTAGGCGGTCCTGGGGTGTTGTCCGGCGTATAAACCGTTTGGGGCTTGACTCGTGCCGGTTTTCCGAACATGTACTGTCCAGAATCCGTCTTGTGGTAAGGCATCCGGTACATGCGGTCGGTGCCATCCACCATTTTCCTGAGGAAGACGACCATGTTCTCGGTGGCCTCAACGATCTTGATGGGCACCTTTGTGCGTCCGTGGATTTCTGTGGCCAGCTTGAGACGATCTTCTGAACCGATCGGACCCGCTTCTCCGCGAGACCAGATGTCCCTACCGGACGTGTTAGTGGGATTGCCCTCCGGCTTGGGCATTGGCAGGGGAATCATCAGCATGGGCATCCGACCCATCATGAAGCCCTTTTCGAAGACAATGCCCTCTGGAGCTTCCGGCTCAATGGTCGTCGACTTGACGCTGCATTCACAACCATTTGTTCCGCAAGCACCAGTCTCGCCATCCTTGACGGAAATAGTGCCTGTCAACTGGTTGGCGCCGTGAAGAACAGGACTCACTTCGTAGAGTTCGACCTCTTTGAGCATATTGGCCTGTTGGATCGGATCGAAAGTGGCCTGAAGGGTCTTATATCCGATTGACCATTCTTGCTCTTCTCCGAAGAAGGCAACATTGGCGAATGCTTCCCGCCCTTTTTCTGCCCCTAGGTTGAACTGGACTTTTGCGAACAAGCCGCCGATTCCAGCACTTTTCATTTTTTGCGGGAGCCGGGGGTCCGAGTTGGGGACCTCATAGATTTCTAGAACTTTCCCGATGGGCTCATTCCAGCTGTGTCCCCAGACCACTCGTGGTTTACGACGCTTAAGACTTTCTGTGAAGGCTCCAGGCAGAACGATGTCCCCAACGCTGTCTTTGTTACCTATACCGGCCACAAAGCACTCAACGATGCCCTCCGCCTTGTCAACGGTGACTTGGACACCGGTGCGGGCCTTGAATTGGACATCTGCGAGAAGATTAGTTGGCATAGGAAGCACCTCCGTCACTAATGATAAACGACTAGAAGCTTCTAGCGTGTAAGTAACAAGCGCAACCTTCTGAGTTTCCGTAAACCATGAGGGATTTTTTACAGAAACTAACTAATCGGGAACTTCCAAGCCCGCCGAGCTTCGTTTTCAGAGACAAGTCCTGGCGCCTTAGCAAGAAGACTTGCAAAGAAACTAACCAACTCTCCCTTGAGAACCGACTGGCGCCGATCCTCGTCTTGAAGAGACAACGAAGCAATCACTTTTTGATTGATCTCATACTGGGTGTCCAAATTGATCGCCTTGATTCGATCCATCTGGGCATTCAGCTGAACTTGGATATCTTCCCCAGTTGGAGGCTCATAGTTAGCAGATTTCGAAGTCTGGGATTTTTGTGAATCTTTGATAATTGAGTTCAAGACAGGACGAATGTCCTCATCCATCTGTCGATCCCAAGTTCCAATAGTCATAACATTCCCTATTTCCAAAGAACCTTCGGTCAATAGAGTCCTGGCCTTCCTTCCAGCTGCCTTTTCTAAGATGACACGTTGCTGGCGTTCGAACAGGCGTTCGAGACTGCGATCTAGAATTCCGGTCCACCGCTCATAGTCCAGGCCCAACTCCTCTGGCTCTTCTTTGGTCTCATAATCGTGCGGCTCTCCAGACAATTGACCCATGCCTGCTCCAGCAGGCTGTTGTCCGTTTGCCTCAGGGGCACCCTGCTCAGCAGCAAGCGCGCCCTGCATCGTGTTCGGATCAAGAGACTCTTCGCCGGGGGGCGCACCTGGGGGCATCTCGCCCCCAGGCATCCCCGGTTGCATGCCGGGCTGTGGTGGCATTCCCGGTTGTCCGCCCACCATTGCGCTGGGCTGCTCCATTTCCTTCTCCGTATTTGCAATGGGTGTCAGATTCGGATTCATCAAAAGCGAATCTGCAAGATCAGACTTGACCGTATCTTTGCCAGTCATTTCACGATATTCATTGACGCTGATGAGACCCTGCTGAAGCTCGTCCATCAAGTACCGATCACGCTCCTGTTTGTAAATGATGAGGTTCGGAACGGTCGTGGTGTCAAAGTCGATGTAATGAATAGGGTCTAGCTCATCGAGAGCACGGGCGATTGGTTCCAAATGGGGCAACATCGTTTCCATCCAGAACACGCGGATTTCCTCAGCGGCGTTACTGAATGTTCTTCCCGAAGCGTTACCGATAACAGTCTCGGGGACTCCGAAGGCAGCAAAGATTTCTTCTTTGGTGATAGTCCGCATTTGGATATACGCGGCATCGCGAGGGGTGGATGACGTATCAACAAAGTCGACTCCGTCATCAGCAGATACCACCGTGGTGGATCCGACTCGTCCTAAGTTTCCACGGAATCGGCTTCTAAGTTCGTTCTTGTCGTCATCGTCAATCTCGCCTCGCAGAACCAACAGACCGCCAGGTCGTCCGTCGTTGAGTAGGAAGTTGCGGTTATACAGCTTGGCAAGATTTTCGATTTCGATAGCGACACCGGCAGACTCCATCGGTGTCAATGAGAGGTAAGGGTCGATTGGGTGGGGGCGTCGTACCCATACGACATCATCCGGTTTGAGGATTACTTTTTTGCCAGTGGGCATGCTCACTTCGTAGCCGGATACGAATTTCTTAGGATCTGGGATTGGGGCGGTGTGCTGAGGTGGCAGAAGGTTCAGGCCAATGATTCGTCCATCTCGGGAGCGGACCTTCTCGATGAAGGCACCGCGACTGCTCATCAGGAGTTGGGCTGAAAGTCGGTATCTAAATATGAATGAGTTTTCACCTATATTCGATTTGGTGTTCAACACATCCAGGAGAGTGCTTTGTGCCTGAATCGAACTGCTGGTAACAATTTTCCCATCAGGGGCATTTCCCTCTCTAAGGATGACGGGAAGTCGAGCTTGGTTTCCGCTGATCACATCCACACAGCGGGCCACCCATGTGACCTTCTGCATACCTTCTCTATAGGCACGTTCGATGTCCCACGCATCGAAGTAGGGCTTACCCGCTATAGACGGGTTGGTGGCAATGGGCGCGCCAGGTCCAATGTGGATCGACTTCTGCTGCCCAGGATCCAGGGATTTATCGTTAGTTGAATTCCAAGCCATCGTTACTCAAGACCCAGTAGAAACCCGAATACACCACAAGCTAGACCTCCAACGATAAGGCCCAACGGAGGGTAAACCATCGCTGCACCGACGCTTGTAAGTATAATAAATGATACCATCAGCCAGTTGGCTAGGATCTCTCGTTGGAACACAGTTCTCAATCTAGTCCAAATGTCCATATGGCCTCTCAGGCTAGTGTTTAATGGGTTGCCATTTGTCACCTACTGTAGAATAGACGATAGCGGGGTGACCAAGTGTCGACAGACTGGAATAAGGTACTGAACTACCTGGAGCCGAAAGCTGCTCCTTATTGCCCCGAAGAGCCTTCCCTTAACCAAAGAGTTTTTCTGCGGACCTACGCACTGGAAGCCCTGTTCGGTGGTGCCGCAGGTGGTGGGAAAAGTTCCGCTCTCCTGATGGCAGCACTTCAATATATTGATGTGCCCCAGTATTCGGCCATCTTGTTTCGTCGCACCTACGCTGACCTCGCCCTGCCGGGAGCGATCATGGATCGTTTCCAAATGTGGACAGGTCCGGAAGAAGATGTGAAGTGGAACGCCAACACCTACACGGCGACCTTTCCCTCTGGTGCCCGAATCTCATTTGGCTACCTAAATAACAGTCAAGATTATTTGCGGTACAAGGGTGCGGAATTTCAGTTCATCGGGATGGACGAGGTCACCGAAATCCGGGAAGCTGATTACCGATACCTATTCTCTCGCTTGCGTCGCCCGGCGTCGGGCCCACTCTCAAAAGTTCCCCTGCGGATGAGGTGTGCTTCCAACCCTGCGCCTAACTGGGTTAGACAGCGCTTCATTGTCGAAGGAAAGACGAGCGGGCGGATCTTCGTGCCTTCCTTCCTGACAGACAACCCGGGCATCGATGCCGAGTCCTACCGAATGTCCCTCCAAGCCCTGGACCCTGTGGAGCGCAAGCGTCTCGAAGAGGGCGACTGGTGGGCCACAACGCTTGGATCGTTGTTTG